ATCCGCCGTGCTCACGGGCATGCTCACGAATTGGCGAGAGGCCGCGCGGCTTTGCTGGAAAGGGTGGGGCGCGCGCGAACGGCCGCTGGCGTAGACGCTTCGGTCGATCACGAACTCATCGATCTCGGCGGCGACGGTGGGGGAGTAGCACGCTGGTTTCTTGTTCGGGTCTTCACCAACCACGGTTGGGTTCGCCATCGGGTTATCACGTGTCGGAAGTTGGCAGTCGGTGCCCGCGACGGATCGACCGTTTTGCGCGAACTTGGACGTCATGACCATGCCCGACCTGTGCATGACGTAAAGCATGGCCAAGACCATCGCACCGAGGACGAAGATGCGGGCGTCGCGGCGAACGATGTACAAAATGCTCGTGGCGTAGATGATGAAACGGGACGCGGCGTTCACGCGATCTTCTGGAGTTTGTGACTTCGATGGCCAGAAGTTGAGCACTTCTTCAGCGTTTACGAGGATTTTAGGATCTTCGAACCAAGTCTTCATTATATTACACGGCTATTTATTTTTTCAACATACCCCCGAGCATGTTACTCATAGTCTGCATCAGCGCGTCCTGGTCCATGTTCTCGCCACCGAGCTTGCTGGCGGCGTCTTCGGCGAGCTTTTCGATCGCACCCAGTGTTTCCTGAGGAATGCTCGTAATCGTGACCCCGAGCATGTAGAGCGTCTGCAAGTACTGCCAGATGGCGTTCTTGGTGTTCACACTCAGCTTATCGCTCCAGTGATCCTTGATGTTCAAGTCCTTGAGGTAATCGATTTCTTGCATGCTTTCCAAGAAGAAACTCTCGTCCTTCTGGGAAATCTTATCGGCGTAAGGGGTGACCCCGGCCATGTACGCCTCAACCACCTTTCGCGGGTTTGTGCCCTTGATCAAATCGAAGGATGTCATGAATTTTTTGATGCCTTTTTCTTCTGGAAACGTTTTGGACAATTCAAGAAGAAATTGACCCATCATGTCACAAAAAGCCGTGGTCGACGCCATGGCTGGGAGATTACTACCTGTAGATGAGATTAATTCTTTAAAAGGGTTCCGTGCTGATCGCCTCGCGCTGACCGATGCCCTGAGAGACGATGAAGTAGACGAGGATCGCGTTCAACGCCGCGGGCTTCGTGTATTGCGCAACCTTGAGCTTGCCCTCGTTGTTAAGCTGCGCCTTAAAGTGCACGTAGGCGGCCGTGATCGCCGCGGCGATGAGTGCCGCGCTGAAAGGGTCGCGAAGGTACTCACCGAGATCTTCCATTATTAGTAACGCGAGGTTTTCTTTTCAGCTGCATCTGGGAAAAATACGTCATCTTCCTCTTCGTCTTTCTCTTGCAAATCTTGCTTCCTGACGTTCGGGATGGTTTTGAATTCGTTCTCCAAACCGGTGGGCATGGCCGGCGGTGGCGCGGGCTGAAACTCGGGCACTGGCTGCTGCTGGGGCACGGGTTCCATAACTTCTCCAGCCTCGGTCGCACCCACGGCCTCGGCCTCGGCGCCCTCATCCACGGCCTCGGGCTCACCTTCCTCTGTCTCGGCGTATTCCTCGTCGTCTTGGAACTCCGGGTCTTCGCTGTCGACCAAACCATCGGTGCCGTCCAGATCGATGTTCGTGTCGTTTTGAGAGACGTACGTCTGAAGGATCTGTTGCACCGGGATGAGTTCCTTGACAGTGGCCTCGATGCACACTGCGATACGCGCGTTCAACTCGTCGTCACGCTTCGCCTCGGATTGGTTCTCGTGCATGACGTAGGGGTCGCGGTAGATATCCTTCGCCACGTTGTTGTACACGGTCTGGATGAAGACCTCGTTCGACGGGAGTTTGAGGTTGATCTTTTGGTTGTCCGAACGCAAACGCACGGAAGACAAAATCTTCACGCACGCCACGAACACCGCGGCCAACAGGTCGTTGAAGTAAGAACACCTGTTGGTGATGTTATCGGAGTGCTTCTTCGACATGGCGTTGGACCAGTTCTGGACCTCTCTGAGGAGGTTTTGGTATGTGATCAACACCTTCTTCCCCTTGGACATCTTCGTCGCTTCATCGTACATTTCCTGAAGGACTTCGATGATGGCCGGGGACATGATCAGGCACAACTGCCCGAGGTACTCTTTTTTCGCTTCCACGAGGATGTTCAAATTACTGTCCATTATACTCTCAACCGTGGAATAAAAAAAATATATTTTCACTCACTTCCTGTACTTGTTCGCCGCCTTTTTCAAGTTCATGAGTGTTGGGAAGTCATTGAACAAGTGATCCGTCTCCTCCTCGTGGCTGGGCTCTTTCCTTCTGGAGGGCCCACTCGCCTGCGCCCAGGACACGTACAGGTCGTGATCTCCGACGTGCCTCACCTCGAACCCACCGTTTCTGAGCTGTCTGGCTAGGTAGTTACACGCCGCGGCGCGATCGAAGGCGGGGAAGCCCATCACCAAACTCGGCACCGTCAGGAACACGTTCGTGAGACTCAGCTCCACACACTGCCTGATCTTTCGTTCGAACATTTCGTAAATCTTTTTGTACAACTCCTTTCTGTGTTGACGTCGCTTGTCTTCCAGGAGTTTGATCTCACGGATGTCGACCATTAAAATTTACTCAAATTTATTTTTTGCCACTTCTAACTCACTCAAGGTTGGCATCACCTTTTCTCTCACGAGCTCGTAATCCACAAACTCCTTAGCAACGTCCTGGACGAACGGGGTGATATCACTAGGGTCGTCCGCGTCGATGGGTTGCGTGCGAAGGGCCATGACGGAGACTTCTCCACCCGGCTTCTTCATGGACATAGTGGACACCACGGTGAAACCGAAGACGTATCCACCGCGTTTGAGGGCCATGAACATGCACTCGTACACATCACGATCCTCACCTTCGTACTGTCGCACCGCGGCGGTCTCGATGATGTCGACACACATCCCAGTGCGGCGCTTGATCTCTTGAGTCGTGTTCACCACGAACTGCTGCATCATGTCGGAATCGACCTTGGCGTCTTTCTGAGTGAACCCACTGAGGTCCGGCTTCTCGTCATCAAGACGCACCTCACGCACGTGGGGTGGCACCTCTTCCGTGGTGAACATCTCCTTCCTGTAGCACAGAGTGATGGCGATCACCAAGGTGAGCAACAAAACCCACTGGGCAATCTTCATGTTATACTGTACTGCGTCAATTTTTTTCTGAGAAAAGACGAAGACTATATTAGCAGAAATGTCTCTTCTGATTTACAGCCCAAAGTGTTCCCACTCCTTGGAAGTCATCAAGTTCATCGACGCCAACCCTCAACTTCGTCAGCTCGTGCACTATCACAACGTGAGTGAGCTCGGGATCCCAGACCAGTACAGGCAGAAGATCACGCGCGTGCCAACGATGCTCACGAAGAACGGCAAACTCCTAGTCGGGAACGAAATCAAAGCGTGGCTCGAATCGCTCCTTCCGTCGAAGAATGGGGTGCAGCCCCTGGACATCGTAGGGAAATGCAATCTCTTCAACCTGGACGGCGATGACGATAACGGGATGTTCGCGATCGAAGACTACGGGCAGTCACTCCAACCCGCACTCACGCCGGAGATTGAGGAACGGATCAAAAGGAACGTCTCGGATGCTTACAATCAAATAAAGAATAGTTAAGCTTAATTGGTAAGAAACAATCATGATGCGCCTCGTGACAATTCAAGCATCCGCGATCAAGAGCGTCTTTGAGGTTCTTAAAGAAATCCTCACGGACGTGAACATCATTTTCAAAAAAGATGGCATGCACGTGGTCACCTTGGACAGCGCGAGGACGAGCCTCATCGACATGCACCTCACCAATTTCGACGAGTACGAGTGTGAAGAAGAAGAAATCGTGTGCGGGATAAACACGAACAACACGTGGAAGTTGCTGAAAAGTGTCACGAACCAAGATTCCATATCGATCGAAGTGAAAACGCGCGAGTTCATGGACATCACCATCACATCCACGGTGAAGAAAACCAACACCACGTTCCAACTCAAACTTTTAGACATCAACGAAAGCCAGATTGAGGTGCCGGAGGTGCACATGACCACAGTGACCACCATCCCTTCCGTCGATTTCCAGCGTTTGTGCCGTGACATGTCCAACATTTCCAACGAAATCAAGATCACACGAGACAAGAACCTGTTAGAGCTCGAGTGCGAGGGCGACTTCGCCAGTCAGAAGACCCAGATAGAGTGCGTGGAGGAGAGCCCGCACATGAGTGGAATTTATTCCCTCAAGTACATAAACATCTTCACGAAGTCCACGGGGATGTGCGCCGCGTTGCAGCTTATGCAGGAAGAAAGC